CAGCCTCAAGATTCTGATACGTCTGACCGCCGACTTCAAACCATCCATCAAGGTCGGATAGCTTTGGCGGTTCGATAAGATTTCCAAGCTGAATGAATCCACCAAGGCTTGGTGTTTCTAACGTGGCAAGCCACGTGTCCATGATGCCTTGCGGCACAGCTTCACCGAGTGCGTCGTACTTCTGCATCGAGGTGAATAGACTATCGTTGAGCGCATCTTGTTCCGCACGAGTCAGCTTGGTAAGACTCCCAACCGACGCCAACGCAAGCATCATGTCCTTAGCTTGCGGAATGACGCCTTCTTGCCACGTCTTCGCAATCTTCTGCCAGTTCTCTTCGTTCTCTTCAAGCGCTGGATCAAGGTCATCGCTTAGCACGTCACTCGTCATGCCGAGACGGCCTATGAGCTTTTCTAGCCCTTTCGGAAGCTCCTCACCTGTAACTTGGTGCAGCGCCAATGCGCGGTCGGCAATGTCTGTGAATATCTCCTCGGTCCCGCTACCAGTGCGCGTCAGTTGCCACCAGACGTTGTTAAGTCCAGCCATTGACGCATCGCCAGAGAGAAGATTCTTGACAGCCCCGCGCAGCTTCTCGGCTTTGTCTGCAACAACGTCAGTCTTCTTGCCGAAGTTCATCATCGCATCGCCAGCGAGGTTGAACCCATTTGTCCATTGATCGATACCTTTGCCAAACGATCCCATCGTCAGGAAGTCGCCAATCATTAACAGGCCATCAAGTAAGCCTTCAATCAAAAGGATCGCAAAATTAAAAGCATGAACAAGTGTGACACCTACAATCCTGCTCAATCCGAGTAGTAACTTCCCGCTCGACTTCACGAGTCCCACGATTCGTTCGTTCTTCGCCATCCAAACGGCAACAACGGCTGCGAGCGCGACCCATCCAAGGGTGGCAAGTGACAAGGCTCCTGTCACCGCGCCGATGGCATAGGTGATTGTTGGCAGCGCTGGCGCAAGCATAGCGAACAGCAAGAGCGCTGGACCCGCCGCAGCAGCTACAGCAGCGAACACTAACGACAACGCCTTGATAACCGGGTTGAGCTTTTCGAACCCTGGAATCAGTGTGCCGCTAATGAACTGGGCGAGTCTTGTGCCAACCTCCAGCAACATACGGAGCGCTGGTTCCAGTTGCTTGCCTATCGCTAGCCACACACCTTCAACCGCACTAGTCATCAACGTGAACGCACCGGCCACATTGTCAACCATCGTGTCAGCGATACGTACGCCAGTGCCGTCTGCGTCTTCTAGCGCAGCCGTCATGTTTTGCAGTTCTTCGGTTCCTCTTTCTAGGATGGCAACCATCCCTGGCATCGCTATCGTGCCAAAGATTTCCGCCATCGCTGCCGTGTTCTGAAGGTGCGGCTCAAGGTCTGCGAGGATGTCGTCGAACGGACGCAGTCGACCACCGGCCACCGTCGTTTCAATGCCTAGCTTTTTTAGTGTCTTGGCGGCTCGTCCCACTGGACTTACAAGCGACAAGATAGAACGACGCAATTGCCGACCGGACATCGTGCCGACGATGCCAGCATCGGCCATCGTTTGAAGTGCTGCTGTTGTCATTTCAAACGAGAGGCCAGCCGTCCGAGCCACCGGACCGACCATCTTGAACGCCCCAGCCAGTTCGCTGAGGTCCGTATTCGATGTCGTGAATGCCTTCGTTAAGACATCCATTGCGTGCGTCGTGCTTTCGGCAGCTATACCGAATCCCTTAGTTACCTTCGCAGCGATATCTGCCGCCGTTCCCATGTCCATTGACCCGGCAGCAGCAAGGTTCAATGTGGGACCGAGCGCAGCCATGATCTCGTTTGTAGTGAAGCCTGCTAGACCAAACGCTCGCATCGCTTCGGCGGATTGCGATGCCGTAAAGATGGTTGTCTCACCCATCTCCTGAGCGAGCCCTTCCAACTTCGCAAAGTCTGCGCCTATCGCACCCGTCACGGCTGCGACACCAGACATTTCCTTCTCAAAGGCAGCGAATGTTCTGACCGACTGTGCGGCGATGGCTACCAATGGCACGGTGACGCCAGCCGTCAGCGCACCGCCAAGACGCATCGCCTCTTGGCCCATCTTGTCGAACTTGGCTTGTGTCTTGTCGACATCCTTCATGGCTTTTGAGAGCTGACCAGTCATGTGATTCTTGAGTTCAAGAATCGCCTGAATACGTCCTACCTCTTGAGCCATGATTAGCTACCTCCTCGCCTTGTTCGCTCGTCGTTGTTCGTCGTCACACCGTTTGATGTATTCAATCAACGGTGGAAGGTACGTGACCGGAAGCGCACAGTATTCCGGCCACGACCACCCCATACGTTTCATCACGCTGATGTCGGCTTGCGCGTCCCCCCACCAGCGGGCATTTTTTTTGACTCACGACCTGCGAGGTCTGTGTCGTGCGTGTCTATGGCTTTGTCGATGATGTCGAAGACCGTCTGATTCAGCGATTCAAGGTTCGCTCGATTCAACTGCATCTTGTTGCCTTTGTCGTCAGACAGTGACCAGTCGATCATGTAGGTCATAGCACGAGCAAATGAATACTCAGTCCAATCGAATTGCGCTTCAGGAGCTTCAGCTTCCTGACCTTGGCCTTTAAGTTTGCTATGCACCTTGCTAATCGACTTCAGCATTCGACGACTCTCGCCAATCGTCAGACGCTTCTTGACCATGATCCAAAACTCACGAACGATGTCGCCGTCTTCCCATACGAGTTCTAGCTTCTCCTCCTCCGGTTCAACTGACCACGGATTGGACATTTATTCTCCTTGTATGATGGTTGGGGGGTGTGGGACTTCAAGAGTGACATGTGTGTCTATACTTGGCGCACTTACGCCATGCCAGACCCACGTCGACGCTCCAAACGTCAGATACAGATCCAAAGGGCTACGTGTGACCCACGGATCTATGGACAACACGACTGTGGCAGATATGCGAAACCGGCGACCAGCCGTGCCGGTCACCGGTTCCACTACCCACTTCCCGAGACGCGCAGCGGTCTGGTATCTAAAACGAAGCTCACCAACGCGCCCGGTGGCTCTCACTACGTAGCCGCAGTTGCTCTCGACAAGCTGCCAGCCGACTGAATAGTAGTCGGCGCATCAAGCAATGCGCCAACACTGCCACCCATCGGGTTGTACGACTCAATCACACCGATACCACTGAAGATCGGATTGATTGCCGTGGAGCAGATGTTCTGCGGTCGCATCTCCACGCACACCGTCGTGCCGACAAGCGCAAACAGTGTCGCATCGACAGCACCGGCAGCAAAGTTCTGGTGCCAGTTCACGTCGATAGACCAGTCCTTCAGTCCGCCCTTACGGGTTCGCGTGCTATCGCCCATTGCCGTCTCGTCTTGCATTTCCGAGGCATAGTTAAGCCCTATGGACTCGGCGTGCGAAGACATGTCTACTGAGTTGATCTGAATGAATGCGTTCGTATATACCAAAGTCGCCATCGTCTTTGCTCCCCTTTACTGAATACCCATCCACGGTAGGAACTTATAGCTCTCGCCGCTTGTCGTCATGCCCCACTCTGCCCGCCAGAACTTCCGATGCGTTGATGTGACGGTACCGGTTGTTAGCGGAGTTGCCCATTCACCGAATTTGCAACTGTTCTGCACAAACGCCACATGACTCGTGAACTTACCACCACCGAACCCACTTGACGACGAACCTTGTATGCGTACCAGCAGTCCACCGGTAGACGAAGATAGAACATGCAATCCGGCATACAGTTTCGTGCCAGCATACACGCCGCCCACGTCATACGCGGTGCCGACGCCGCACGATGTCATTGCTGTTGTCGTGGCGTCCTTCAACGGCACTGATCGGATAATCGCCATTCTCTTTCTCCCTTAGTCAGTGCCAGCGCTCTCGGCAGTCAAGTCGAAGGTCAGCATGTCGCCAACCGTGTTGCCGATGTTGTAGTTAGCCAGCACCGACTTCATGGCGTAACCCTTCAGCGTGGATGTGCCTTCGACGATGCCGTCAGGAAACAACGTCAACACCTTTTGAGCGTATTCCGGTCTGTAGTTCGGTTCACCAATCAATCCGAACAACGCCTCATCAGCGTTCCCAGAACCGCCATTCCAGAAGCCTGTTCCATTGACCGTAGCAGTATCAAGACCACCCGCATGGATGCGTGTCGAGTCTCCCATCGTAGTTACATCAAGCATCTCGGAGGAGTAGTCCAAGCCGATCTGATTGTGATCAGCGCTCAGGTTGTAACCGCCAAGGAAGAACTTCGCGTCGGTATAGATTACTGTTGCCATAAATTCACCCAGTCGAGAGGTCTTTCCACGCCAAAAAGTTCACCGAAAACATCGTGCGTTCCGCATCGTCACGACCAAGAGAGAACGGTGTCTGCTGTGCAGCCACGTAGGAATATCGCGTGGCGTTGACCGTGCGCTCCTTCAAGCCATCCAGTAGATCCATCACCGATTGCATTCCTAGTCGTGCTGTAGCGTAACTCTGCGAACGGCGACGCACTTGTAGGCCAGCCACCTCCATCGTGGCCTGTCCCGGTCCCGTCGACATCGCGTGGATCGGACCTTGCCCTGCCGTCTCAGTCAGCACAAACGCATCGTTCGGTTGCTCTGGCATGAACCCCTTGTAGATGGTCGTCGTCACGCCACCCGTCGACAGCAAGTCAGAGATGTCATCAAGTAACACGTCACACTCCTGCTGTTGAAGCAGCCAGCTTCCTCTTCATCTCACTTGCGATGCGCTTGGAGAACATCGACGCACGGCTGTTCACCGCTGTCTCCAGATACTTCCACTGCGTGGGCGACTCGTGCGTTGCCGACCGACCACCCGGTGACGACTTCGCTGGTGGTGCTGGGATCTCGTGCACCGCAAGCGCATAGTCAGTGCTATAGGTGAGCCATGCCATCAAGTGCTTGGGCGTGGCGTGCCTAGCTCGCCCGCTTCTCTTCAAACGGCCACTCTTGACAGGGACAAGCTCCTTCGATGCGGCCATCGTCTCTTCGGCTTCTTCGTTCAACGCCTGTGCTGCCCATTGCGGGAACTGCTTCACCAGCTTTGCCAATCCAGGCGAGACGGTATTGACCGTCTTGACCTGCTTTGTTTCTTTGCCGAAGTACTTCGCCATCAGCGATACTCCCGACCGAGATAAGCCTCAACGACAACGCTAGCAGATGACTCATTCGCAGACACGACACGTGTCAGTACGACGTGTGCCTGATCGCTAACCTCAAGCGCCAGCGACTCTGAACGAGTCGTCTTGCCACGCTTCGGCACTTGCGGTGGTGCCGTCTCCACTAAGATCCACGACAGCGCATCATTGCGGGGCATGTCGAAGCTCTTTGCCAGCGCAAGCAATGACTTGTTCGCATCGGACGAAAGACGAAGTGTCACAGTTTTCATGCGTCCTCACTTGAGATACACCACAGTGCATCCTTGCGACCCGCCAAACGGAAAGCGTCCTATCGACAAGATGGTTGGGTTGATCGCATAACTCTCTGTCGACCCAACGTCGCCAGTCGATAGCGTGATCCTGTCCTCCGGTCGCAATGGCGCGTCCGACTTGAGATATACAGTCTGACGACTCAAGACCTCCTGCCCGTCAGCGCCAAGCACTTTCTCTGAATTTCCTACTACCGCACACTCATACGCAACAGCCGAGCCATAGCTAGCATCACCATAGGCGTCGTAGCTTTGAAACGGCGACACGCTCACGCTCTGACGCATCAACGGTGCGAATGTGTTGACGTTGAACATTAGGTTGTCGGCACTCGTGAGAACGGACGAAGCAACGCCTCTGGCGTGTCTTGTCCCTCACTTGAATACGTAACCGATAACGGACCCACCTTCATTGAACGCACACCCGACGACCCTTGATACATCTCACCAGCACGCAGCAGCACAGCACGCTCGATAGTTGGAGGCAGTGAATTCGCCGTAGTCGTTGTCGCCCACTTGTCATCCGTGCTGCTTGTCTCTCCGACCTGATACCCGGCTTCATAAACCAGAAGCCAAGGTTTCAACTCGCTGTTCGGCATCACGTAGCGACCAAGGTTCCAGCGTTCCTGAGCCGTCCATCGAAAGCCTTGGTCGCGGTTGATGAAGCCTGCCTCGCTATCAGAGACTCGATACTCACTTGACGCGAACTCTGTCGCCTCTCCAGTGCTAGTGCTGTCGAAGAACCGCTGGACGGCTAGCACCGGAGTTCGACTTAGCATCAATCGCTGTGACCCGTAACTCGCTACCGTTTCCTCATACACCTGACGGCGAAGCTCAGATCCGACGTACCTGTTCGCCCAGTCAGACGCTTGCGTCAGCGCGAGATCCATACCTGACGAAGACGCAGTGGCACCCAGCATCACCATGAGGTCGCCAAGGTTAGCAAGTTGCGTGTCTGTGCTGCTGGTACATACAGAGATCATGATGTCTTAGATCATAGAGTTCACAGCCGCACCGCGACCGCGTAGCGTATACAAGTCACGCCAGTAGGTAGTCTCTTGTATCGCACCGTCAATAGTCGACAATGAAGCCATCGCATCACCACGCTGTTCGACCAACGACTTCATGCGTTCTTCAGGCGTCATGTCTGTCATCTTCTTGACATACCAACGCTCGTCCTCAGAAAGCGCTCCATCAAGCGCATTGATCAACGCCATCTTCTTGTTTCGCTCGGTCGACAGGTAGTCGATCCGACGCGATACCTCAGACAGTTGCAACGGACCCCAGTCAGGTTCCTTCTCATACCCGTAGCGATACGACTGCTTGAGCAACGCACACTCGCCGGGGATTCGCACCTCGATACCGCGTGCGTGCGCCATGCCTAGCCAGAACTCCAAACACGCCTTCTGCACGCTGTACTCAGTGCCAACAATGAGGTCGACACCAAACAACGCGATCTCCTTGAAGCCTTCGGCCATCGCTAGGCCGACCTCAAACGCTATCGTGCTGGTGAAGTAGTCAATGCCAGAATCCTTAATGACACGCTCAATTGGGTAGCGCACGGCATTAGGGAACTCATCGTGAGTCTTCATCATGTACACCGGGACAGGCGAATCCCGAATCCATCCACGATGGTCCGTACCGTCTACATTGCCCTCTTCCCAGTTGCAATGAATGTCGAAGTGACGAGTCGATCTTGGAACGTGACGGTATAGCTGATTCAATGTCCAAATCTCATACTCCGGATCATCGAATGGAGCAAGGTCACGGCTTGATGTAGCAAAGCCCATGATCGCTACCTTCGTTCGCTTTGGAGAACTCTTCACCTTGCCCGCTTCACGGTCCACGACCGTGACCTTGTGCTTCGCGTCTGCCGGATGGTCAAACCGTACGCCTGACCCTGGCTCTGCTTCTTGTGCCGTTAGATGTGAACTCATGACGAACGTTTCCTCCTTGCGCCTCTTCGACGCACCTGCTTGTTGGGTTGTGTGGTTAGAGCAACTGTAGATGGTGACTCTACAGACAACGAGGGCGGGCACTTACGCACCCACCCTCGTTGAATAATCGACGCATGTTCCGGCTGACTCGGGTCTAAGCCAAGGCGTTCACCCACGTTCACGGTCAAGCCATGACTCATCAGAAGAGTCCGACCGATGACCTCGTACGCTACCAGTGCCATGCGACATGTTCCTACCCTACGCTACGTTGTAACAAAAACCACGCCGGTACTTGTGGTCTGATGCGGCACTGCGTCAACTTCTCCAAGCCCGATATCGACGCCAGCCGTCAGCACCGATCCGCCAGAGCTTGACGCATTGGCGTTCCACAACAGCGCAGCGCGGATGAACCGTTGCGCTCCGGTGATGTCGTAGTAGCCAAACGCATCGCCTGACGCCGCGCCGGTCGCGGTCGCCGTGTAGACGCCAAACGTGCCAATCGACGTTGAAGTCGCCATGAAGCCAGACGCCAATGTCGACGTAGTGTTCCCGGTAAGGAACAGCGCCTGATTCGCCGGACGACTGCCGGTCGATAGCTCATCGAAGTCATCAGCACACGTCGTGCTGCTATGCAGCAAACGAGCGCCGACTGTCATGAACTTCGTGCCGCTTGCCGTGCTAGTCCCGATGTCGCCCCATCCATACGCATGAAGCAATGCCGACACATAAGACCGACCAAGTCCAAGACGGTCAATAATGCGACCAGCGACCTCGTTGTCGGTCGTGCCGTCATTGCCACCACAGGAGGCGTCATACGTTGTGACATCAACCGCATGGACCGGCCTGATCTGTGCTACATCTCTCGTGATCATGTTGTTATCCTCTTCAGAAAAAGATCAAACCTCATGCAGTTCTTATGGAGCCCACGTGACGCCGGTCAGCATCGACACGGCCTTGTCGTGACGCATCCCAAGGTCATGCTCAGCAATCGCTCGCACGACAGTCTGATCGAGACTGAATGCCGCCTGAACGTTCGACCCGTCGTGGTACGCCGCCTCTTGCGAGGAATCAACAAGCAAGCTCTGCGACTCGCCGATAAGAACTTGTGAGAAGTCTACCAAGTAAACCTCTGACTCGTTGTTGGCTCCAGCGCCGGTCGTATCGAGCGTGATAGGCACGTTGGTTGTTGAGCCAATCGGCCATCCCCACAACGTCCCGCGTAGAATCTCATCACGGAACACGAACGCGCCATTGGCGTTCTGAATCGTGGCAAGCTTCTGCTCGGTGCGAGGTGCCATGATCCACCCCGGTGTGATGAGAGGAATGTCGGCGTTCTTCAGCTTCACCACCAACTGACCAAGGTCATCAGTGATGTTCGCTAGATTGACGACGGCGTTCGATGCGATCTTCTGGTCAGCAACGCACCAGTTGAGAAGACCCTTCGGGGTCGCGTCCGTGCCAGCCCCGCGAATGAACGTGGAGTCTTCCTTCGTAGCCATCGACGAGACGAGGTCGTCTCGCACGATAGCGTCAGCAGACGGGCTGCTATAGCGAAGCAAGTCGTTGCTGATAGGCGTAAGGACTGCCAGCTTCTTGAACGTCAGAGTCAACTGACCGAACGTTTCTTCCGACTTGCCAATGTTGACATTCTCGCCAATATACGCCGCAGATGCGCCAGTCGCAATCTTCGGGAACTTCATCGTGCCGGTTGGCATCTGCACGACTCTCGCACCCAGACGCCTTACGACAGACTGAGCGCGAAGGAGTTCAATGACCTCGTTACTGAACTGCGTAGGCACAAGGAAACCGCCAGCGGTGGCATCACCAGCCGCAAGCGCCTTCGACCTAGCGTCAGCCATCTTGTCGGCAATGTCATCATCGCCCCAACCGCGCAGAATTTCGACGGTGCCTTCCGACCCCATCTTGTTCATCTTGGCTGCGGCCATCGCACGAACAACGCGACCGAACGCCGCGCCCTTTTCGCGCTTCGGCGCTGACGCTTTCTGCTCAACCAAACGATCAGAAAACTTGTTAGCCCACGGACCGTTCGGGTCCGACGCCATCTTCTCTACGTTCTCACGAACGACCTGAGCCAATTCACTGCCAAGCTGATTTTTGATCAGCGGGACAGAAGTCTCTCGGACGAAGTCGGCGAGTTCTTCTCTCGTCATCCCTTTACTCATTGTGCTGTTCTCCTAGTAGTCGAGACGACCACGCATTGCGTTGATCGCAGACCGCATTTCCGCGCCTACGACATTACCGACTGCCTCTTGCATTGCCTCTCGCATTGCCTTTGCCAGTTCGGTTGCGTCCACATCAATCAACTGCTCGTCGTCGACTGACTTCTCATCGTGACGATCAGTCTCGTCATCGAGTTCTAGCACCACCGCGTCACCTTCGAGCAACGTCACACGTTCAGACAATCCCGTCTCGATACGCCTGAGCGTATCTAGAATGGTCTGCTGAAACCCGTCTTCGGCTATTACGTCCACAGGCGTAGCCTCTTCGGGAACGTCGCAAGGGGCGACGTTTTTGCTAACGTCAGTTTCCACCTCGCGGAGCGAGTCAGGAGCGAGCCGTGCCAGCACGTCCTTCGCCCAGTCTGTTAGCAACTCCGAGTCCTCATCGCTAAGTCCTGCCGCCATCAACGCCTGCGCGTTTGCCGGGATCGGCACGATTGAAAACTCAAGAAGTTCTTGCTTCGCAAAGTCCACGCCACCGCGTGCGTCATTGAACGCGAACGATACCGGTCTGAAGCCAACTGATGCGCCACGCAGAAACCCTTGCTTCAGCATCTGGAAGACACGCTCAGCCATGGGATTAAGCTCAGCAGTGGCGAATTCAGCCACGGCGATAAGTTTGTCTCCCTGTTGCTCAAGGCTGGTCGTGCGAGCCACTGGCAATGAGTCGTAGTCGTGCGCAAATAAGACAACAGGATTTTGGAGATAGCTGGCTACCTCCCACCCGTCTGGATTGATTACATCATTCTCACGGTCAGCGTCACCGGTCGTGATGATGAACTTCACCGACCGATCATCTTGCACTTCAACGTCGCTGATGAACTGCTTCCGCAGTACGGCGTCTTGCGGGGCGGTGCCTTCTGCCGCTTGCTGTCTCCAAGCGTCAAGGTTGGATAGCGTCTTCACGAAGTCTGGTTCAGTCATAGCGTTATCTATTGGGAAGCCGGGACAACGTAACAGGAGGCGGCCACGCTGTCCCGGCATTCACCACCACACCGACCCACAGCCACCATGACACGTTAAGTCCAGAATGTCCACTGACTATTCAGCGACCTTTCTGCCGATCAATGAGCCGACATATTGCTCAACCATTTTGGCCTCACGCCAGTAGTCAAACCCATAGCGCGACCAGTGTCTCACGACGTGGTCGCCATCGGGGATCGTAACCTTTACACCGCGACCTTCAGCGAAGCCCAGCCACCAGTCAACGCACGCCCTCTCGACGGTCGCTTCGCGTTGCGTGCCGTATGCCAACTCAAGCCCATGCACCGCAATCTCGGTGAACCCTTCGGCAATGGCGAATGCGATCTGATACGCAAACGTGCACGAAAAGTAGTCACGAAACTGCGCTGCGAGATCGTCGACAGGGAACACCACAGCGTTCGGATTATCGGTGAACGGTTCTGTCGTATAGATAGGCACTGGGCACTCCCGCAGCCAGTTCATATCGTGAGGGTCTTGTATGTCTGTGGTTGGTGGGTGCAATTCAAACCAACGGTCCGCACGCAGCCGACCGTCATCGTCTCGCATTGCGTTCCAGAAGTTGTTGATGCCCCAGATTTCCCACGACTCATCAGTCCACGGTATTTGTCGTATGGACTTTCCAGCGCCTGTAATGGCGACCTTGCGACGTTGCGGAGTGACAACGACGCGACCATCTACGATGGTGCTGACTGCGTTGTGCGGGCTGATTGTGAACGGACGGACAGGGTTGCTCACTGCGCTTGCTTCTTTGCCACGATGTTCTGCAAGGCGACCACGGCGTCAATGACTTCTCGCGTGGCTTTCTCGACATCGTCATCGTCAAGCAGGTCACGACCGACGCCAGACTCTACGAGGCCCAGCGTGGCCTTTACCATGTAGACCGCTGCGTCTTGCTTTCGTTGCCCCTTGGCCGTGATGAACTTTTCAACCCACCCGACAGCCTCCACGATGTACGGAAGCAGCTTCATGCCTAGCGTGATCCATCCCATAATGTTCCCCCTCTATGCGTAGGTCAGACTTACGACTTCTTTGTGCGGACTAGAGCAACGTCACACCGACAGTTTGGATGGGCTGGTGCGTTCTGACCGATGAACTTGCCATACGCAAACGACTTGGAAAATGGGATCGGAGCCATCTTTGCCAACGCTTTGCATATGTTGCACGTGCGTCCATAAGGCGTGGCAATCCATTTCCTGCTCATCGTCGACAGGTTGATGACTTGCTGCTTGCCGCCCTCTCGCCAGACTTCTTCCTGACCGCCAGAACTCGCAAACGCCATCTCTGTGCGAGCGATAGTCATGGCCCTGAGACGCACCTTGGCGTTCCTGAAACGAGTCAGCCGACCGAGACGCTGCTTGGCAG